GTTCTCCTAGTGTCGGAGTTTCCTTCTGACTTGTAAAATTAAAGTACAAGCCTGCTCTGGGCGCGAACAAGTGTTCGCAACAGAGCTGGGTAAACTGCCGAGCTTGGAAAACCTCCTGTTCTTAATGGAGGATTTATCCAAATTTCACAAGCAAGACTTATTTCTCCGCAAGTTCCAGGAACGTTCTGTTCCCGGTACAGAGGGGTGTCTCGCCTTCTTGGCGATTGGAGGCCACCATGTGGTGGTAGACCCCCTTTTGATGGAAAAAGCGTTTTCCGATTACGTTCTCTCTCAGCCTATCACTCTTTCAAAGAGTGATCTAGGGCCGGGTAAGAGGGTCCCAACAAAACTTATCAGGGACCTCTCCAGAGAGCGGAAGGATGTTCGTTTCCGAATCCTGAATTTCGAGACCCAGACCTCTTCTCAAAAAGTGGAACTCTTTCTCTCCTTAATTGGTGAGTATAAGATTCCTCTTGAGAAGGTCTCGGGAACAGAAATTCTTGGCTTTCGCTTTTTCCGAATTGATGATCCAGCGCGGTTTAAACATGCGCTGGGCCTTGCCGAAGCGATGGATCTCTCCTTCCTAAACATGTCAGTCACAGTCCGTTTCCGGATGAAGACTAGTGTGGTTAGGAAGAGGAGGGACTTCCAGCTTTCTAATCCTGGAAAAAAGATCCCACGTCGGGCCTTTCAGGTCCCAACAACAACTACACTCCACCATTTCTATCTCTTACTCCTTCACTATCTCCGTTCCTTCCCTAGGGGGGAACCGGAGAAGTTCTATGTGAAGATGATTAAGACTCTGCTTGCAAGTACTTTTTCAAAGCACGCCGAGCAGGAAATGCCTGAGGGTTCGGAGTTGTTGACGTTTGGTCTTTTTCCCCCCTATACTCAGATGCGATTAGATCGACTTTTTCAAGGAAACCGTAACGGACGTGTCCGTTTCTACTTTAATGCACTCCAGGCGAAAGCTATTTGTGCCCCCGTTGGTAAAGATATGATTTTCGATGCTTATGTTTCACACCGAGCGTCTCTCTGCCGACCTGTTTCCGAAACCATTCCCAAGGATGAGAAGATCTTTAATGATCTCCTCAGAATGGGAGAGGACTTCGGAAAATTAATGAAGGATAATGGTTTCTTTGATCCTAATCGTACCACCATGCCTAATTCAAGGGCTTGTGTTGAACTCTCCCGTACGGGAGGGGGCAATATTGGTGGATTACTCAAGAAGGCCGGTCGTTTGGTCTCGTTCCTTGGAAATCCTCTTTTGGAGGTGAAGGAACAGGACTCAGAACGACTGGAGCCTCTCGTGATAGGTCTATTTGGACCGCCGGGTTGTGGAAAGAGCACTAGGGTGAGACAATTTGTTTCATACCTAAAGCCTTTCTTCCCGGAGGTGTCTGATGAAGACTTGTTCTATTCACGATCATGTAATTCTGCGTATTGGGATGGTTATAGGGGTCAACCCATTACCGTTCTCGACGACTTCGGTCAAGAGCTCGTTAATAGGGTTGATGTCCAGGAATTCGTGAATCTAGTCTCTACGAACCCATTTCGATTGAACATGGCAGCATTGAGTGAGAAGGGGACCTTCTTCAGGTCCCCTGTAATTATTCTCACTTCTAACTGTCAATTTGGTTCTGTTTTTCGAAATAGTTCTGGAAAGCGTGTTGTTGAAGATTCTCTTGCGGTGTGGAGGAGGGTGACCCTGCCATACCTCGTCTGTCCAGACGGGTCCCTTTTAAAATATGGGATCCGAATTGGATCAGAGGTGTACGAACAGTGGTGTAAAGACAAGTACGAGAACTACTTACCCGAGGGTTATGTAGTTGCCGACTCTCTCTCACTTGGTCCCGATCCATCGCAAGTCCTTCGACCTGAATGTGGAAAACCTGGAAGTTTTGCCTTCGCTCACGATCCCGGTCCTCATCCCAAATGGTTTGAGGACGGTGAGAAAGTGACATTTGCACAACTCCAGGAGTCCATTCAGGAAACACTCCAGAATCGTTTAGCGATTCACGAAAAAAGTATAGCTGGAACCTGGACACAAGTTATATCCAGGCATCGCGTTGAATTTCTCCAGGATGGCTCTTTAATCCAACCGATTGTTGAACCTATCTTCTTTCCTCTGGATAAGAGGGACCACACGATTGCATTACAATTCCCAACCTCCCCTCCTCTTGATCCGCCCCGGGTAAAACCGGTAGCACTTCCTGAAGAGTTAAAAGTGAGAATGATTACTGCGGCTGAATGTGACACCAAGTGCCTTCAGCCCTTGCAGATTGCAATGTGGCGGACCCTCGGACTTCTTCCGGAATGTTGTCTCACTAATGGAGTGAAAGATTTAGAATCCTTCACTGGTGAAACACTTCCGTGGATAGAAAGGATTGAGCGAGTGATCCAAGGGATCCTCTCCCGTTCAACATCCGAGGAGTACTGGTTGAGTGGCGATTATACAAATGCCACGGATAACCTTCCTCTTTGGGTTACAGAAGCCTTACTTACTGGAATTCTCCGATATATTGATCACTACCCCACGAAGATGTGGGCAAACTGGGAAATCTCCCCCCACCGTATACTCTATCAAGAGCAACATGGGGGTCCGGCTACCCAGACAAGTGGTCAATTAATGGGTTCTCTCCTCTCGTTCCCTCTGCTCTGTCTCGCGAACCTTTATACATTGCGGTCCGCGGGGTTCCTCCCCGACCAAGTTTTGGTCAATGGGGATGACGTTGTGGCAAGAGGGACATTGGAACAGATTGCTCGATGGAGGGACATTGCCCCCCGAATCGGACTCTCTCTTTCAATTGGAAAGAACTTTATAGATTCCCATTTCTGTACTGTCAACTCCCAACTTTTTATCGAGGGAGATGTGCAACACACCGGAAAGGTCTCCTGCCAGAAGAGGCAGGGTACCACTCTTGGATATTGCTTTCAAGAGGTCCAGTACTACTGGGGACCCGGTGATAAGGTTAAATGGGACTTTATACGGAGAAATCTTGTAGAACTCCGGAAAACTCCTAGATCTTTGGATCTCCCTGTCTCCCTCGGTGGATTAGGTCTCTACGAGAACCTTTCACGTCTTGAGGGAACGCATGACAGGGCACATTTCAAGAAGGTCTATTTCTTCGACTTACTCCGGAAACTTGTAAAACCGGAACACTGGAAGGATGAGGAGATTGGCGAAAAAATTGCCATTCTCTCCTTTCCTGTGTTCTATGGTGAAGTTCCCGCGCTGTTGAAGAAACATGATGGGGAAAAGAAGGACCGATCTTACGAACGTCTTTCTTCTCTCCGCTTTCCTTCCAAGAAAAGTGGATCCGAGTTCCAGGAGGACTTGAGTTTTTCTGAGCTATCCGAGTTTTGGAATACAGTGACGAGGAATCCTGGGGGTGGTAGGTTGAAGGAGATAGTTAAATCTTCCTCCTACCGCCTTGAAACTTTCCCTCCCCTTGGTTCGTTTGGAATCCGAAAGGTTTTCGTTCGAAAAGGGTCTGAGATGAAATTTCAGCAGGAGATCCTCTCCGCCTTTCTCCGCTGGTTTGATACAGAGCTCCTCCCATCGAGTACTCAGTTTGAGTATTTCGATTGGGATTGTACGGAGTTGTACACTTTGAACCAGCGTGAGAAGTTTTCCCGACTCGTATTGCCAGAATTACTCTGTCAGCCAGGGGTTGGGGATACTTTTCCTGAGTTCCGTGAACGTCCCGTCATTGGTTCCACTTCCCTGTTTTATAAGGGGAGTATGTCCTTCTTTGCAAAGCAACTAAGGACCCTATCCAATGGTGAGACTGTTCCAGGATTCAAGAACGAGTTTTCCCGTCCCCTTGGTGAAGGAGTTCGCAGCCTTAGAGAAATTTTAGACCGGCAAGGTCTTATATCATCAATTCCTGTATCGGTTTCGTAACTGACTGATACATGTGGAGAACAAAGTTATTGGACATGGTAGCCCATATTGGCTTAGAAAACCAGTAGAATTACCATACTTTACTTTCAATACGCATGATCCCTTTATAAAAGATCGTACGAGAATCCCAACCCTCTAAGGAGGACAATGAGGTACAATATCGAATTGCCACCCGGACACAATAATAGCCGGTTCCAGCCTGTCAAGGACAGGTATTGGGTAATGGACTGATGTAGTAAGTTCTGCCTCTCAGGCCCCTGAGGGTCAATGGGAAGGTTCACGTACAATCTCGATTTGGAGACGGAAAACACCTAAGTAATGATGTTTCCTCATCGATAATTG